GTACCTAGTGTAGATAGGAATGAATTAAATAATGCCATGCCTACCCCCTAGAAGTTTTGTTTAATATAATTTTTTTCGGTTCCGCCCTTTGGGTCTTCACCAGTAATGCTAGTAATAAAAGCGTCACGCTCATCTGGAGACTTCCAAGACATCATAGCGAGTTCAATTGCAATTGCTGAGTTTTGGTACCCTAGTGAGTTTGCAAACTTGTCGATATTGTCAAAGAGGCTACCAGGCATCCAATTAACATCAGCCATTCTGTATTGCACTCTGACTATTCTGAATTAGGTAATTTACAAAGTTCTTAAATGAATCTGGTGCATCTGGAGATTTTGCAGCCATTGCCAAATCTGGAAGATACTGAGCAGCAATCTTTGCATTCTCGTCAATACGAGTATTGTTCATTAAACCCTGTGGAAGTACTTCACTGCCTGGGCCTGCACCAAAATCAACTCCTGCTGTAATTGGTTCATCTGGGCGAGTTGTCTTATCAAACAATGTACCTAGTTGTGGCATGTTGATACCCTGATATGGTTCTGCTGGTGCAGATGGTGTTGCTGCATTAACTGATGCCACTGCTGCGTTTCCTTCAATTCTTGAATTGTTTAACGCACCATTTTGGCCGTATGCAAAACCTGTATAGTTGCCGCTCTGTCCTGCTCCGCCAGTACCAGAAACATTTGCTGGATTGTACTGTGGTCCGCCGTTAGCGCCACCGCTTCCCTGTCCACCCATGTTTACTCCTATGCGTATTGTCTAAATATATGAATTGGTTCAGAGCACATGTTATCGTATTGGATTGCAATAGCAATTGCCTTACGAATCATTGTCTCTGCTTGATTAATAGTCTTTACTTTTTCCACACCCAGCGCTGCCAGCGCACCGAGGGCAACATCTCCGCCACTACCCATAACGTATACATTACGAATATCGGTATCCCAAGAATAATCTTCAGAGACCGAAAAAACTTGCCCTTTGACCGAGATGATGAATCCGCCATCAATAAGTGCGACATCGCCGTCCTCTTTCATGTCAATACCAGCATCTACAAAGTTCTTACGCATTTGCGGAATGAACTTCATAGTCATATAGGTATTTAAGTTTTCTTTAAGCGTAGGCTTAGGCTGTGTATATCCATAGTGCAGGATATTACTAGCACGTGATGAGCCACAACCAGCAATAAGAACGCCATTGTTATCTACTATCTTAGGTGTCTTTGCAATCTGAAAGCGTCCATGCTCATCACTGAGTCTTGAATCGCATCCTAATACCGACCAACCGTCACCTTGTATCGCTACTAGAGTTGTCATGCTACCCCTTAGTTGTTACTCGTCCCGTTGCCTTGCCAGTGCCACTAAGTGTGGATAAAATTGTTTGTAAATCAGGTGGTGGTGTGGGTGCTGCTAGACCCTGAGGGGAACCTCCCACTGGAGCCGCGCCTGGAACAGGGGACGGCTGCTCAACAGGAGAAGTTGCAGCACCAGCAGGAGGAACTGGCTGCTGAGGAGCAAACACGTCGGCAATAGCCTCTTCAAGGGATTGACCCTTTTGACGTGCAGAAATTACTCCCGCAATCTTAGTTACGATAGATGCTGGGTCTCCGCCTTGTGTAGCCATCTGCGGAATAGCCTGAGCCATCGCAGTAATACCACTAAGAAGTGATGAACGCATGTTTTCGATTTCAATTTTCTCAAGTTCTTGTGTGACATTTACAGTGAACGGAAGTTCACGCATAGCCATATCTTTGGAGATAAGTCCTCCGCCAAGAGCCTGAAGCATAAAGATAAGTCCCTGTGCAGGGTTTAGACCAGCAAGCATACCGTAACGTACATCTGCTGAGTAATCAGCCTTGATGTCCTTAGATGGCTTATAGGTAATCTCGTAAGGTGAGCCAGAGTCTACACCACGAATGGTCTTTTCTTGTGGGAAAATCTTCTCATCTACTTCAAAACAAAGAGAGACTACATCACGTAGAGCAGAGGCAAAGATAGCCTGTGCTGACTTAACCTGTGTATCAAAGGCACCCATAAGTGCCTGTACGCCTTGACCTGTAACAATGCTTGCATCAATGTTACCAGAACGTCCTTCTGGATAACGAGTACCTGAGCGAAGTTCCTGGTTAAGGAGTTGTGCTTCTGTAAACGCGCCTTGCGGGATGTTCAATTCGACACGACGAACGCCCGCTGGGTTGGCGGTACGAATTACCGCATCGCCACCCAACTGGAGTTCTTGTACGTCTTGTGGTAATACGATTGGTGCCTGAACACTCTTCTCTGCTGCTTCCATTGCCAATAGGGCGAAACGGTTGCGGAGAAGTTGAATACCTAATACGTCGTCGAATTGTCCACGCATTTCACCGTCAATAGACGGCTTACGCGCCACGACAACCATCATCTTGCCCATTGGATTCAATGCGCGAGATAGAACTAAATTACCCTTTTTGGGTAAGTAAATTACAGATTGGTCCTTGTCGTAATAACGAATCATCTCAACCTGCGCATGCAGGTCCTGCTGATATCCGTCACGACCGAGGATTTGAGTCTCGTACTCTGGGAACTGTGCGACAAGTTCTCCAAGAGTCATCATATATCGCTTGGCAAATGCCACACAGCGTCCGTAGCGGTCGAATTCTGGGTAAGCCCCGATTGGATTTTCTACGCGGATACGCGGCAACTTGCTATCTTCGTCGAGTTCAATCATGAACGGAACGAAACCGTATGTTAGGTACCAGTCTGCACCAGAGTACATCTGTACTGACAAGTCAGAGTGAGAGAAGTAGTTGGCTGCGATACGGGTACGCTTATCAGCAAAGTTACGGGCCTTATCGCTAACAGAGTTAGCAGCAGAGCAGTTAATTGCTGGAAGTGGAGCCATAACCTCAGAAAGGTCGCGTGCTACCACATCGATAAAGTTGGCTACTACGTTGGCATCTACGCCCTCTGGGAAGAACTCAGGGTAAACAGATGCAATTTGGCCTTTACGGACCGCAAGTACGCTAAGGTTACGAGCATCGCGTTCGTGGTTACGGTAGCGCAACGCTTCAACGCGTGCTGCAACCTGTTCCATTGATAATGCCATTGGTATCCTAACCGTAAGTTTGCGACCACTGGTCAGCAAACGCTTCATCTAAATTAACTGCTTGTCGCCTAGAGGCTTGAGCCTGTGTTGTCCATCGGTTCTGCATCCATTTAGATGCATTACTGCTCTGTTGCATCATCTCGCGGAAGCGGATAATGGTAAACCATAGAGCCATTACACAGTCTGTTGGGTTCTTAGTGTCTGGTTTCCAGGTGATAAGTTCCTGTACTAGGGTCTTTAGGCCCTCAGAACCTTCATTGCTGGGCAGTTCTATGATGTTGTTATCCTGGAAACGCCCATCACGGGTATTACCAAAGAGCATAGACATAGAGGCTACACCAAATGAGGTATCCCACTTGTTCTTGCCAGTAAAGTGCGAGTTAAGTTGGCACCCATAAGATGCCAGAAAGTTTCTTAAGTTATCATCTAGGGCATAAGCCTTCTGATGCGCATTGATTTCTACTCTTAGTTCCTGTGGGCGGTACTTCTCTACCCACTCTTCTATGAGTGCTTCAATCTTTGCAGGGCTTGGGTCAGTCATATTGATGCAGTCTAGGATATAGATGCGTCCATCTGCACGGTTATAGGTAGCAACCACTGCTCCTGTAGCACCTGCCATAGCAGGGTCAAGACCAATGATGGTATAACCTTCAAGATACTGTGGATGTCCTGGGGTTCCAGCCTTTAGCGGTCCGCGTTTTCGCATTCCGTTGACTGAACCTGCAATACAGGTAGGTGAGAAGATTGAATCTTCCTGGACATCTTCCTGTTGGTAGACCATAGCCCATACTGACGGAGCGACCTCAGAGCGACGCTTAAAGAGAGAAGGTCCGTCCCACTTGGGATAAAGCCCATTTTCTAAAACCTCATCTAAATCGTTTTCTTGCTGGTCTGTTTCTGGCCAGAGGGTCTTCCAGTTCTTAGGCTTATCGTCAAACTGGAGAACTGCTGGCATAGCGCAGTATGTAAAGGGGCTCTTGCCACCAGTCCATTGTCCGCCATCTCTAATCATCTTGTAGAGGTCTACAGATGCAACACGCGTCCCTACAATGATAAGTTTACCATGACGGCCTAAACGAGTGATAACTTCTTTCTGAAGCCACTCAATTTGCTTTTCCCATTCATGGGCATTTGAACCCATCACTACGTCATCCAGGATAATCAGGTCGGCGCGAGCACCGTAAATCTGAGAGCCAAAGCCAAGCGCTTGGACCGTAGGGTCTTTTTCGCCAGAGTCGCGGCCTGTACCTAGATAAATCATATCAGCAGACCATTGTGTAGCATCTGCCTTGTACCCACCATTAGGGCCGAAGGCCGTCTGAAGTTTCATGTATCCAGGGTGAGAAAGTCGGGTCTTAATAGCACCCAAAAATTTGCGAGCCATACCCTGTGTTTTAGAAACAATAATCACTCGCGTGTTAGGGTTGGTCACAATCTTGTATGTCACGTAGTTAGTCGTGATAGTCGTTGACTTGGCGTGCTCGGGTGGCACGTTAATCAAGACACGGTTAGGGTCGCCAGGCTCGTAAGTCATACCAGCGGGTAGCCAGCGTGGCTTGTTGCCTTCAATGAGGTCAATCCAGTCCAACTGGTGATTAAAGAGTCGTGAGTCAAGGAACTGCTCCGAGAATTCGTGGAAGGGCATATCCTTCATCTCGGCTAGGTCAGCCTTAATACCTTTACCCGCCAGGCGTGCTTTATCTGAGGCCTCTTTGAACTCTGGGCTCTGCATCGTCCATTGGCGGAAGGCGGTGTCCTGACGGTCAACGGCAGCCATAGCGGCTGTGACGGTGGCACCTTGCTCCAGAAGGGCTAGTACTTTAGCCTGAGCATCTTCCTTAGTATAAGTCTGTTTTCCAGCCTTGCGTCCCATGTTACGTCCCATCTATAAACGCCGATTTAACGTACCCTATAAACGGCATAAGGGGGGCATTTTGAAAAAAAATTTTAAAATATATTATATATATAGGAGGAGCGGAGTCTTAAACGGAGCGACTCCGTAATAGTATATATATACTATAGAAGACCCGTTCAAACGAGTCTTTTCCGAGTGGGTTGGGAAAGTATTTTCCCGAACCCCCTCTTCTTATGCGTACGATGTGACGTAAGTCACACTCTCCGAGGAGTACTTTTAGTACTCTGAGGGGGCCATTAAATATAACAGAAAATAATTATGGGAGTATATATACATATATGCGCCTCGATTTAATAAACCTCGGCTCAAAAGCATGCAGGATTGTCGCTTTATGCGTTAATGCGAGTGGTAACTATCTCCACACACTCTTTCCATACGGGGGGGATAGGTATAAATAGAATTCCTGTCGGCTAGCCGACGCGTATAAGCAGTGTAATACGCCTACTTCAGAGCATGGTTGCAATATCAGTGCTTAGATGCTAAATTTAGGTCATGGCAACAACGCCATACCCAATCGAAAGGCAATACATCATGACTACATCATCAAGCACATCAGCAGTTGCAGTTGTAATCCCAGCAGTAAATAAGGCATGGAGAGAGTTCGCTAAGGCTAACGCCAGCATTGACGGAGATACTCGTACAGCGCTCAAGGCGCTGGCTCGCGTTATCGCAGACCAGACCGCGCCCGCTACCGCTATCCAGAAGTCAATCGAAGGTACGAAAGTCACCGCGAGCGCTATCGGATACGGAACTGTAAAGGCTCTTCCAGAGTGGTTAATCTGCGAAACTAAGTTCGCCAAGGATAAGGCGTGGAAAGCGCTCACTATCAAGGAGCAACTAACTTTCGCTACTAAGGTTTATTCACTAGTCGGCAAGGGTTCAAGCAATGGCGCAGAGTCCTACGATACTCTCAAGGTAACAGCAGATAACGCTCAAGCCGAGAAGACTCGCAAGGCTAAAGAATCATCAAGCGCGAAAGAATCAACAGGCGCCAAGGTTAAGCCGACAGCAGACCTAACCAAGACCCTACAGGCTATCTATACAATGGTCTCAGCGCTTGACCCAGCAGAGATTACAGATGCACATATCGAACAGTTTAACGAAATCCAAGCAGTGTTCGAGCAGAAGGTAATGCAGGAAGCATAACCCGTCGGCTAGCCGACAGAAGAATAGCCCTCGCGCTTCGGCGCGGGGGTTATTTTTTTGTCCCAACACAAACCAACACAAACTTTTTACGACAGGCGACGACGACGAGCGAGAACGACATATGCCGTCGGCTGGCCGACGACACGCACTAATATATGAGGTTGACTTAATAATGTTTATGGCCTAAACTAGAGTCATTGGCAAGGGGTCTGCCCTTGTTAATGATAAACGAATAGTGTCGGCTGGCCGACAGAATGGAGCAAGATATGAACACCCAAGAGTTCATGGAGTTAATGGAAGTACAGATTAACAAGGCAGAAGAAAAGTTGCGCGAGAAAGCCGTCTATGACCTAGGCGTGAAGCGCATGAACGAAGCATGGGGAGTTGAGCAAGCATGATTAGATGCCCAGAGTGCAAGCGAATCATGAACATGGAAGAGTATGCCTATGGACATGATTGTGAAGTTGAGTAAATAATGTTTACATGGTAAGATAGTGTCATTGGCGAGCGCTATGCCCTGAATTGGGCAGGGCTTGGCGGGTGGCTCACGATAGGTAGTTACGCAGGTGCGAGTCCTGCGGTGAGCGCTGGTAGTAAATTGCTACCATGTCGGCTAGCCGACAGAGTTCAAGGGATATGATATGGAACTGTTTAACCTAGAAGCCAGCAAGTACGGCATCAGCCTTACTACCTACTTCGGAGATGTCTACATCTTCACTCGCACCATCTACACAGCAATCGGTATTGTCGCTGTATTACTTATCGCCAAGCGTATCCGTAAGGCGGTACGATAATGACATACCAATCAGCAGACGAACTCGTCAGAAATTTTTCCGACACAAACATTTCGTGGGAGTCACAACTCGACTACGAACTGGTGCAGGAGATTCTAGGGCATAGCCTTAGCATTGCCGAGTGGCGGGAACTCACCGATAAACTTGATGATGTAGTCTTCGAGACAGTCATGGAGTTCCAGCGATGACAAGCAACCTGTCCATAGAATTGACACCTGCCGAGGTAAATATCGTTAGGCAGTCACTTCGTGCAGAACATGATAGAATGGTCAAGCAGGGCTATGCCCAACTTGCCAAACTTGCAACGGAAACATCTGGCAAAATAGCAGATGCCCTTATTGACAAAAAAATATCTAGGGTGTAAGATAGTACCACTTGAGCGCATGGTGCGCTCATGTAATCGTCGGCTAGCCGACAGATTGGAAAGGCTATGACAGAGACATCAGATGAATCAGTGTCCATATGTGCGGTATGTTCAACCGACATTGACCCTGACAATTCATGTACAGTTTCGTATAGTGATGACAAGGTATGTGATGACTGCGCTTACATATGTGAACGCTGTGATGACATAGGCACCGAGAGTGATGACTGGTGCATGGTAGACAACGAGCTATGGTGTCAAGGCTGTACCGAGCGCCACGCTAGTTGGTGCGATTCCTGTGAGGAATACAGCACTGACGGCAGTTGCTATATCGAAGATAGAGGTTGCTATTGGTGTAATATCTGCGCCGATAACAGTGCCGTCTATTGTGATGACTGCAACGAGTGGAACGAGATGGGTTGCACTAGTTGCAACGAAAGTCGGATAGTCCACGATTACTCCTATCGTCCTGACCCTATCTTCCACAGCACCGATAAGAATGAACGTCTATTCTTCGGGCTTGAGGTAGAGATGGAGTTCGGCAGAGGACTTGGCGAAGCATCAGAGTATGCTTACCAACTGGAAGCCTTAGAGTTGGCATACCTCAAGCAAGATGGTTCAATCAGTAATGGGTTCGAGTTAGTCACGCATCCTATGTCGCATGACTTCTACAAGAACCAAGCAACGGAACTCTTTGATGTATTAGAAGGGTTACGCACTACTCATAGCGCAAGTTCATGGGGTACTGGTAGGTGCGGTGTGCATATCCACATCTCACGCACAGGGTTCAATGGCGGTGCTCACATGCACCGATTCCTTAACCTTGTGTATAGTAATCAGGAATTCTATGAGGCTCTTGCTGGTCGCTCATCTAGCCGTTGGGCTAAGTTCGACGACGTAGACCAAGTAGTAGATAGTGGTACGCGTGATGAGATGGGTATGCGTAACTATAAACGATACCGCTCATTCAAGGATAAGATAAATAGCGGTCGTCATACAGACCGATACTCTGCTGTGAACACACAGAACCATGCCACCCTAGAGATGCGTATCTTCCGAGGTACCACCAAGGGTATGACTATCAAATCCCATATAGACTTAGCGCACGCCAGCGTTGAGTACACCCGAGTAATGTCCATTAGCCAAGTCAAGGAAGGTAGCCTAACTACCGACTCCTTCATGAAGTATATCGAGTCTCATGCAGACTTGTACCCTGAACTAAATGAGCGCATGTCGCGTCTCATCGACTCTAGCGTCCGCTTTGACGGACAGAATGTGAGTGCATAACATGTGCCTACTCGTCGTAGCATCACCTAACTCCACGCCCAAGAAGAAAGACCTTGAGTGTGCATCATGTAATAACCCGCATGGCTTCGGCTTTGCAGTCATTACACCTAACGGCATTGTCACAGGTCGTGGCATGTCGGCCAAGAAAATCATCAAGCAGTTCCTAGAAGTACGCAAGCAGTACCCTAATAGTTATGCTATGTTCCATGCTCGCTATGCTACGCATGGTGTCAAGAATGATGACAACTGTCACCCATTCAAGGTGCCTAGCAATCCTGAGACATACCTTGCACACAATGGTATTCTCGATATCAAGATTGGTGCTGGCGATAAGCGTAGCGATACGCGTATCTTTGCAGAAGATACCTTGCCCTCTATGGGCGGTGTTTCTGCACTAGATGATGACCATGTGTGGGCTATGGTTAGCAAGTGGTCACAAGGTAGCAAGATTGTAGTGTTCACCCTCGACCCTAGTGCTAAGGAGCAGTGCTACATCATCAACGAGTCTGCTGGTCACTGGGATAACGAGGGCATGTGGTGGTCTAATAATGGCTACAAGCCTTATGTACCATCAACTAATACATGGGCATCTAGCACCTACTTCTCTACCCCTGCCAGTAAGCCAGTAGATATCGTAGAGGAGACAGAGTGTACCCGTTGCGGTACCTTCGCCTTCGAGGATTCCAATCCTTACTACTGCGAGATGTGCTACTCATGCTATGACTGCTATGGTTCATACGAAGATACCTGCCTATGCTGGACACCACAGCATGACAAGGCTAAGTTAGCACAGAGAAGGGAACCATTCTACTATGAAGGTGCCTTTGACTTCGGCAAGTAATACTGTCGGCCAGCCGACAGGTCCAACACAAACAAAAGGGAGGAAGCAATGACAACCGAACAGAAAGAAAAGTTGCGGGAAGTTCTCATCGACTACCTACAACTATTGACATC